TTACTACCATCTTCGCTTCTTTCGTGGCCTATAACACGTTCCAATCGTTTATCGTTACGAAAATCTCCTACTCTTTGCTCAGTTTTACCAGGGCAGGGAGCAAAATCTGGTGGGGGTGGTTTAGGTAAATCAGGAATTTTTGGCTGCTCTGTTTCTGGGAAGGGCGGTGCTTCATTATCGACAAGCGGTTCTTCTGTAATGACCATATTCTCAGGTGTATAGTCAAGAGGTACAAAACTAGGGAACGGAAAATCACACGTTGTAAATACACCATTTGGATCTTCCAGCAACAAATTACGATTACCAGTATTTTTTATATCACGATGTTGATAGGTACAACCAGGAACATCAATATCTGGTGGCTTTGTAATACTTAAATAATGAGGAGTATATATTTCTGGAACGTCTGGAATGTATATCTCAGGAATATTTATATCAGGTATATCAATCGTAGGCATTTCTTGGTAGATAGACTTCTACAAAAGAATGACAACTAGGACAGGATAGATTAGTTATCATGCTGTATTCTCCAGATTTTAATGGATAATCTTCTTCATCTAAGCTATGATCTCCACCCCAGATAAGTTCAGTTTCGCAATGCCAACAGTTCATTTGATAATAGGCATAGAGGGACCAGTAACTTTAGGTAATCCTTGATCTAATAGTTTAGGCATCATGCCTTGTACATTACCTAATATTTCATTCATTACTTTTGATTTGAATTGCTCTGAAGTTACATACTTGTAACCAAAGTACGCTCCACCGCTCATAGAAGCTACCATTACAAATGAGATAATACTCAAAACATTAGCTATTTTTTGAAACATGATAAGAGAAGCACTAATTAAAGCGAGCGTACCAATAACATTTATGGTACTTTTCCTGATTATAGGATTAGCACCACTTTATGTCATGTATGGAATTATTGATAGAAATATTCCTGTAAAAACTAACTAGCTGGTACGAAACTTCCCTGCGTAGGAGTTTTTTCTTCGCTAATTTTTAAAACTAATCCAGATAAAATCTCATCAACTCTATCCGTTCCAAGGACTGCTTTTACATCAGCAATAATATCTGCTGTCTTTAAATCAGTTCTACTTGTTAAAGATTCTGGTTTAGTCAACGCACAGCTACCATAAGATGACGCAGAATAATCTCCATCAACTCTAGTTACTGTCCAGTGTGCAGTATGACAGAAGCCATCGTCTACATCAAAGTCAACGTTAGCTAATGCCCAAGTAACACTAGCCATCGACTACGGCCTCTGCACCTTCTTCTTCTTGAACCATCTGTATTAATTCTGCATACTGAGAATTTTTGACGTTGAACTGTTCAAGAACTTGTGCTTTTTCGTTTTCTATCTTCTTACCTTCTTCAGTAAGAGCATTGAACTTATCAGCTAAAGCTTGTGCTTCCAGCTTACGTTCTTCGCATCTTTCAGATAGTTTTGACATAAGTTGTAAATAATTGTACTAATGATACCTAAGAATAAACTTTTTTACCATCAACAACAGCTTTATCGATAGCAGTGAAATCTTCGCTAGTCCAGATAGATGTTGTTTCATCAAGTTTTTTGTATTCCTTGATAATTTCAAGATGCTCTACATTACGCTTGATTTTGTCTTTGTACTCATCATCAGTCTCATCTGATGCCTGAGCAGTATTGATAACAGTCACGCTATCACCAGCAGCAGAAAAGATTGCTGCAATTTCATCTGCGGTTTTTTCTTCCATGATAAAAAGGTAGTTAGTTACAGTTTACCCTGCTTCGAGGGCTGTGACTTTTACGGATAACTCTTGTACTGCTTTTACTAAAGGCATGATAAACATTTCATAAGAAATACCTTGTGAACCATCATCAGCTTCACTCCAACCAGTAAAATCTGTAATGTTATTTTTGTCCAATGCTTGTTTTACTTCCTGTGCTATAAAACCATATAATTTTTCTTTATGAACTGGCTCTGTTATTGAAGCATCATAACTTGTAAATGTCTCTGGTCTTTCTGATGGTGCTTTCCATTTATATGTAACTGTTCTCAAATCATTTATAAAGTTCAAACCACAGTCTGTATTGGTAGTAATATCTTTTTTTAATCTCTCGTCTGAAGTTCTTGTCCATGTTGCATTTTGATTAAATAGGTTATACACTCTTCCAGAAACATCACTTCCTATATTAAAACTACTATTTCCATAAGCTGTTAAACCATTTCCTACAACAAATTGTTGATTTGCACTGGCTGTACTAACTCTGGTATTTCTACCGATTAATGTATTTGCAACTCCAGTAGTTAGTGCTGTGCCATCCTCACCAGCAGCAACACCTACAGCAACATTACCTCCTCCAGTTGTGACTGATCTTAAGGCATCCATTCCAATAGCTACATTCTCATTTGCTGTTGTGTTGTCGCCTAAAGCATTTTCTCCCACTGCAACATTACCTGTCCCTGTAGTATTATCTGTCAACGCAGTCATTCCAAAAGCACTATTTTTTTCTCCAGTTGTGTTTGCATCTAAAGTAGCGTGACCCATCGCAGTGTTTGCAGAACCTGTAGTGTTTGCACCTAAAGCGTGTTTACCAAAAGCATTATTGTCATTTGCGGTGGTATTAGCATCTAAAGCATGAGATCCAAAAGCATTATTATCTGCTCCAGTTGTGTTTACAAACATCGCTCTATGACCCACAGCTGTATTATTACTTGCCGTAGTATTATCAACTAAAGCAAAAGTACCAACAGCCGTATTTTGAACTCCAGTTGTATTATCACTTAATACCTCAGTACCAACTCCAACATTATAATATCCAGTTGTATTATCATCTAAGGCAAAACCACCAATGGCTGTATTACTACTTCCAGAAGTGTTTTCTTCCAAAGCTCGGAAACCAATAGCTACCATGTTATTTGATGATGTAGAAGTCTTTAATGCTTCACTACCTATGGCTACGTTATATAATCCAGTTGTGTTTGCTGCCAAAGCTTCATTACCAACCGCAGTACAATGACTTGCTGTAGTATTTGCGTTTAAAGCACTTCTGCCGACAGCAGTATTTTTATTTCCTGTCGTACTATTACCAAGAGATCCAAGTCCTACTGCAACGAGACTGCTACCAGTTGTATTAGCGTCTAAAGCGTTAGCACCTACAGCAGTATTGGCTTCTCCTGTTGTGTTTAGATTTAGTGCTTTATATCCAAAAGCAGTATTATTATTTGCTGTAGTATTTTTAGTTAAAGCTGCATAACCAGTAGCAGTATTATATTCACCAGTAAGATTTTCTCTTAAAGTATAGTTACCAACAGCAACATTTTCATCCTGAGTTGTTTTATCTAAAGACAAATATCCAATAGCTGTATTATTATCACCAGTTTGATTAGTCTGTAAGGCACTACTACCTATAGCTACGTTTGAGTGTCCAGTTGTATTTGCTGCCATACAGTTTCTGCCTACTGCTGTATTGTTATCGGCAGTTGTATTGTTAGGTAACGAATAACGTCCAATAGCTGTATTACTCGTTCCAGTAGTATTTGATTCTAATGATCTACTACCAACAGCAGTGTTAAAACTTGCAGTTGTATTGCTATTTAAAGAATTAGATCCTAGTGCTGTGTTTTCTGTTGCGGTTGTGTTTGCATTTAAAGCAGCAAAACCTATACCTGTATTATCATCACCTGTAGTTGTTAAAGCTAAAGCACCTTGTCCAACTGCTGTACATTGATCTGCTCCATTTGCTGTTGTTAAAGCATTGTAACCTACAGCAGTATTATCAGTTGAGTTTGTATTAGCGTCTAAGGAGTTGTGTCCAACAGCAGTATTTCTTGTACCTGTTGTATTTGCTCCTAAAGCATTTTTACCAATACCAACATTACTACTTGCAGTTGTATTAGCATCTAAAGCACCAACACCAACAGCTACGTTATCTGTACCTGTCGTATTTTCATGTAAAGAGTTTGTTCCTAAAGCTGTATTTGTTGCTCCAGTTGTATTTTTTGTTAAGGCGTTTTTTCCTACAGCAGTGTTGTTAGATGCAGTTGTGTTTGCAATAAGAGCACCACCTCCCACGGCTGTGTTTGCAGCACCAGTTGTATTGGCACTTAAAGATGATTTTCCAACAGCAGTGTTTCCTGTGGCGGTGGTATTTGCATCTAAAGCTAAAGCTCCAACAGCTACGTTGTTTTCTCCAGTTGTGTTTGCAGTAAGAGCTGAATGACCAATAGCAGTGTTATTAGTAGCTGTTGAGTTTTGTTGTAAAGCAAAATATCCTAAAGCGGTATTATTACTTGCGGTAGTGCTAGACCCTAAAGAACCTCGCCCAATACTTACGTTTTGACTTCCTGTTGTATTTTGACTTAAGGCGTGCATACCTAAAGCTGTATTTTTTTCTCCTGTTGTGTTGGCATCTAAGGCATTACTTCCTACAGCAGTGTTCTCTTCTCCAGTTGTGTTTACATACAGAGTTTGATAACCAACTGCTGTGTTGTTATTTGCTGTTGTATTTGTACCTAAAGCGTGCATACCTAATGCAGTATTAGAACCACCTGTAGTATTTGCATCTAAAGCTAAAGAACCAAAAACAGTATTATTAGCTCCAGACGTTATTTTTCCACCAGCATCTATACCCACAGCAGTATTATATTGTCCTGTAGTATTTGCATCTAACGCACTAGCACCAACAGCAGTGTTAGAGTGTCCAGTTGTGTTTGCTGTTAAAGCAACTCTTCCAACTGCGGTATTATTAGAAGCTGTAGTGTTAGCTAATAAAGCTGAAAGACCTATTGCGGTGTTATTAGCTCCTGTTGTATTGACCAACAAAGCGTTCATTCCAACAGCCGTATTGTCATTAGCTGTGGTATTTGCATTTAATGTTCCTTTTCCTACTGCTGTATTTTGTTGTCCAGTTGTGTTTGAGGCTAAAGATAATCTTCCAACAGAGGTATTAGAATTTCCAGATGTATTTTCAGTTAAAGCACCAAAACCTATAGCAGTATTACTAGCTCCTGAAGTGTTTGCATCTAATGCAGTAGCACCAACAACAGTGTTACCAGAAACAGATCCAGCACCCTCACCTATAGTTACGCTGTTTATACTTGCATCAACAGTAAACGTAGCCTTTCCTGTACTGTCTATTGTTAATCTGGCAGTAGGAGTTACAGCACCATCAGATGTTGTGCTAAATGTCAGTTTCCCTGGCATATCATTAGCTCCAGGTGTGCCATCTACTGAAGCTTGTATTTGAGCAGCTTGGCTATTTACATCTGTTCCATCAGCTCCAAAGAAAACAATTTGTCCTAACTTATCATCATCTTGAACAATAGTTGATCCTCCAACTGAAGAGGCTCTTGATTTACCTAAGAAAAGAAAAGGACCAAAACTATTACTTGAATGTCTAAATGCAGAAATAGCGGCATCAGAATCTACACCTTCAATAGCTAATTTAGGATTAAAACCACCAGCAGTTCCAGAAGTATGTCCAATACGCACACGGCCAGCACTCGTAACTCTTAGTGCTTCACTGCCACTAGTTTCAACAGAAACAGTGTTAGCAGCAGGGAATCTAATAGCAGTATCTGTATCGCCAGAATGTATTATTTTATCTGGAATTGTTAAGTCATCAGTAGAAGTTATAGCTCCAGTTACAGCTAACGTACCAGTAACACTTACTCCAGTATCAGCAGTTAATCTTGTTGTTCCTCCAGCAGCCAAGCTAACAGTATTCGTTCCACCAAATATTCCGCTATCGCTATCTCCAAAATTTATAGCAGGTGCAGAGTTACTACCAGCAGTTGCTGTTAAAACACCTGTCATCGTACTACCAGCTTTTGCTACATAATTAGTATTTGATGTGGTACGTTCTGCAACCGTTACCGCATTTAAACCAGCAGGGGTTACAACTCTATTTGTGGCAGATCCAGCAGTAGTCTCACTATTAGTAGCTAATTCAGATATACCCGAAACTGTAGTCGTAGCAGTAGGTGTTGATAAACTTCCTGGTCCAAATATTTTTACGATGGTATTATCACTGGCTCGCATAAAGCCACCAATACTATTTATATTTGCGTTAAGTGCTATCTCACCAACAGCAGGTAAATCAGATGTACTTGGGGTACTATCTTGTACAACACTATTCTTTAATTTAATTTGAATTGACATAGTTTACCTTGACTTAACTAAAGGATACATGAATTTAGTAAGTTCCTCCACTAATTACTGAAACATTAGCGAATTGACCGCTTGCCTGAAATATTAATAACTGACCAGTTGTAGGACTTGATAATGTTACATCTGATAAATCATTCAAACTGGAAACACTACCTGGTCCAGATAAGGTATCAATCCTATCCCAATTATCAGGTCCTACACATAAACACCAATCACCTGCATCAAAGCTAGTGCTTGGTACAACTGCTGTTCCATTTCCAGGGGTAACACAAACAAAATACGCACCAGTTAATGTTGATGTACCTGCTGGTATTGCATTACCCACAGTAAAACCTGCTGACGTTCCAAATGCTGTTAAAGTAACGATTAAACCATTGGAAGCGTTAAATGTTCCACAGAATCTAAGGTTTTCTTCTGCTAATCTTCCAAAACCAACAGAGAAGAAACTGTTACCGTTAAATATTCTTAGCTGTCCTGTTGATTCCTGTAACCAGAAAACACCTGTAGGTAAATTAGATATGTCAGGTGATGCTTCTTGTATAAATCCAGTGGATAGGTTTGCCAACTTATCCATTGTAATTGCATCGTTGGCTACAAAGTCTGTACCAAAAGTACCAGTTGTTATTTTTGATGTTGCAAGATCAGGAATATCAGTAGCAACAAGAGTTGTGCCAGCAGTAACAAAACCTTGACTATTAACAGTAACTTTTGTATGTGTACCTGCTGTTACACCAGATGTTGCTATAGATAAAACCCCAGAACCAGATATGGCTAAAGGAGCAGAACCTGATGGAATTGTAACAGCACCGAGAGCAGTTGCAGTAGCAGCGGGCAGATCAGATCCAACAAGTGCAGTTGTTGCTGTTATTAAACCTTGATTATTAAAAGTAATACCAGATGTCGTTGTGCCAGTAACAGTATTATTTATAGATAAAGCACCTGTATTTGCTACAGTCAAACCACCTGCTGATGGTACGCTTACACCTCCAACTGCTGACGTTGTAGCTTCTGGTATATCACTTGCAACTAACGCTGTTGTAGATGTTATTAGTCCTTCATTATTATAAGTAATACCATTTCTTGCAGAAGCTCCACCTGTTACTGCATTATTAATTCCTAAATTACCTGATGCTACATTTAATGATCTATCAATATTAGCTGTGTTTAATTTAGCTGCTGTTATAGTTGCATCTGTTATTTTTGTACCTGCAATACCTGATGCTATCTTTGCGTCAGTCACAGCAGAAGTTGCTATAGCAGCTGTATCAACAGCATTATCAGCTAGTTCACTAGAACCGACTGCATTAGCAGCAATTTGTGTAGCAGTTATAGTATCATTAGCAATCTTGGCAGCGGTGACAGCGTTTGCAGCTAACTTATCAGTAGTTATATTTAAATCTGTAATTTTGGCAGTCGTAACAGCATTTGTTGCAATAGCACCACTATCTACTGCATTATCAGCAAGTTCAGACGCTCCAATAGCATTCGCAGCAATGTTATCCGCAGTAATAGTATTAGAAGCAATTTTTGCACTTGTTACAGCAGTATTAGCAATGGCAGCAGTATCTACTGCATTGTCTGCTAATTCATTTGCAGTTACAGAATTGTTGGCAAGTTGAGTGGATGTAACAGAAGCAGATGTTAACTTTGCTCCAGGGATATCACCATCACTAAAATTAGTTTTTGCAAAAGTAACAGCACTATCAGCTATTTTTGCAGTCGTTACAGATGTTGCTGCTAATTTATCTGTTGTTACATTCAAATTTGTTATTGCTGCTGTATCTACCGCATTATCTGCAAGCTCACTTGAAGTAATAGCATTAGCTGCTATCTGTGTAGCTGTGATCGTATCATTTGCTAATTTTGCACCAGTAATAGTTGCATCTGTAATTTTTGCATTGGTAACAGCGTTATCAGCAAGAGTTGCAGTAACAATTTGCCCTACAGATAAAGGGTAACTAAGTGCTGTAGCTGGTATAGACGCATTATCTACTAATCCAAAAGCACCTTGTACAAAGTTTTTTGCAGTTATTTTTTTTGTTTCTGTTGCACTGACATCTGCAAGAGCAATCGGATCTGTTGCTTGCAGTTGGGCTGAACCTAATTCTGGTAATTGTGTAATCTGGAGATCAGCCATGTCAAGTCGCTTTTAAGTACATCATAAATCTAAATTTAAGGATCTTCAAGTAAAATACCATCTCCATCCTCTTGCAATATCTTATCACTGTTTTCTAATAACAAGAATGACGGTGGAACTCCATTATGTAGTCTTATCTCACTATTAGTTATAAATTCTATTCGTGCTTCTACTAAACCACTTGCAGGTACGTTAACAGCAACATTAGTAACAACGCACATTGATTGATACCAAACGCTATTTGTAGTTTGAGTTGGGTCGTGATACACATAAAATCTACCTTCAAAATCTGCTCCCTGTTGCATCCGTACCAATAATTGACTTAGGTAAACAGGAAATTCTGGGCTAGCAAAACCAGGTGTATCATTTTGAAAATTTCTATGTTGCCATATTGTCTGTATTGTTCCCTGCCCTGATATAAGACCATTTTCATATTGTCTTCTAAATTCTTCTCCTAAATTAGTGACATCAACAGTATCTCTTGTTGTTGTAATTTCAAACTCAGTAATCTTTGCAAGGGGTCTGAATCTAGTATTTCTGGTTCGTATTACTATATCTTTTGTAGAAGATGGTGTAGTTAACGTTAGTGCATCTGTTATTTCACCAGCTAATGCAGAAGCAAAGGTGTTATATAACTTAATCCCGCCCACATCATCAACATGAATATATTTACGAAGGTCAGGAAAACTATGCCCAGACAATAGTTCTAAATTACTTCCATCAACTGTTTCTATTTCAACTTGATCACCTGTAATTAACGAGCCATTAACCTTCTCTACAGAAAATCTTTTTTTAGTAGTATTAACGTCAGCAGGGTTTAAAGATGTTGATATTTCAGAATTTAAAGCATCACGTTTTAATTCAATAAAACCTGTCGACCCAAAGTATATAGACATTAATAGGCATTTTCGGTAGGGATTCCGTCAGCTTCAAAAGATATATCTGCTGCCATTACTTCTCCTACAGAATTTGTCATCGAAAAAGAAGTTATTACACCTTTTATATCTATGTAATGCTTTGCATCTACTCCTAATCTAAACTTAACTTTAGGTCTTAATTCGCTAGAAGGTACACTTGAGTTACTAGATGATCTCGGTAACAATTTTTGTATTATTTGATCTGATAAAAGTTCATTAGGACTATTAGCATTTCTAGGATTATTAGGATTTGCGTAATAATAAATACTTGCAGATCCAGTAGTACTGGTGATCCCAGGTATTATTGTTCTATCAAAATCACCTAATGATACAGTTTCTAAAACTGATGTGTTAATAGTAAAAGACCAAGATCGAACTTTTGCAATTTGATCTGTAGCCTGTATAGTTTCATTTTCATTATTTACAAATAATTGACCATCTTGACCTGAATAAAACTTAGACATCGTTTTAGTTTAATTTTAAATACATTCTAATCCCCATCGAGGCAAGCGACAAATTTACATTGCACATTTGA